AAAAACCTAAAAAGAAACGTTCTAACAATCAAAATCAGTTTTATTGGGGTGTATGTATACCTTTAATACAAAGTGGCTTAAAAGACGCTACTGGCGAGTTTAGAACGGCAGAAAACATACATTACAAAATACTATTGCCTTTATTCGCTCCGACAAATGAAATCGTTAATATAGAAACAGGCGAATGTATATCGGAAAAGTTAAGCAGTAGCGAAATGACAACAACACAATTTTGCGAATATATTTTGGAAATACAAAAATGGGCGAGTGAATTTTTATCAATAGACATTCCAAGTCCGAATGAAAATTTAGAAATATTTTTTAACTAAAATGTTTTTCGTATTGATTTAATTACTATATTTGTTTTAGTAATGAAGTAGAGAGCATTACGAACATAACGAAAATATTATACCAACTCCTAACAAGGATGCCCTCTCTACTTAAGGCGAATTGTTGGGAGTTGTGCATTTATATAACTTAATAGTTTATCGGTATCTTAAAACCGAGATATTTATGGCAAACTTTGAATTAAGATTTAGGTGTTTAGCAGAAAAAACAGACTGGATTAGAATTGACGAGGGATTAGATAACAACATTGTCTTGGTAACAAGTCACAACGATTGTATTAATTTAATAGTTATGGATAAATCTACCGCTATTAAATTTACAAAAACACTACGCACAGAAATTAATAAAATTACAGAAAGAGAGGGAAATAATGGATAAGGGATATATTTTACTTTCTCGTAATTTATTAGAAAGTGATGTTTTTGCTTCTCAGAAACTACTTAAAATTTGGGTTTGGTGTTTGTGTAAAGCAAACTTTAAAGATAGGAATGTGCCTTTAAAAGTGGGTAAAGGAGAAACTATTGTTAAGCTAAAAAGAGGTTCTTTTATATTTGGTAGAAATAAAGCAGAAGATGAGTTGTTTATTGACGGCTCAACTATCTATAAATCAATTAAGAAGCTTGAAGAAATGGAAATGATTAATATATTTAGTAACAACCAATTTTCAATTATAACTATTTGTAATTACGATACTTACCAGGATAACAAAACATATAAAGTAACAAGTAAAGAACAACCAAGTAACAACAAAGGAACAACCAAAGGACAACTAAGTAACACAACTAATACATTAACAAATGATAATAATGATAATAAAGAAAATATATACCGTTCTTTTTTTCATTTGTCAATTACTACCAATGAATTAGAAAAATTAAAAGTTGAATACGATATTAAAACTATTGATATGGTTTTAGATAATATTGAAAACTTTAAGAATAATAAAAAATATACTTCACTATATTTGACGGCTAAAAATTGGTTAAAGAAAGAGCCTAAAAAAACAGTTACTAATAACAAAATGGTTTACTAATGGATTATAGAGATTTTAACATAGATATAAGAAGTAGTAAAACATCGGGCGAGGTTCAATGCTTATGCCCTCAATGTAGCCACACACGTAAAAAGAAATCCGATAAATGCCTTTCGGTTAACTTAGATAAAGAAAGTTGGTTTTGTCATCATTGTGCCTGGAAAGGTTCTTTACAAAGACAAAAAATTGAGGACATAGTTTATATTAAGCCCGAATGGAAAAATAACACTAAACTTTCTGAAAAGGTTGTAAAGTGGTTTGAAGATAGAAATATAAGTCAAAAAACTTTAATTGAAACCAGGATAACAGAAAGCCTGGAATGGATGCCACAGGTAAATAAAGAAGTTAATACTATTCAGTTTAATTTTTTCCGTAATAACGAACTTGTAAATGTAAAATATAGAAGTGGAGGAAAAGATTTTAAATTACATAAAGGCAGTGAATTGATTTTTTACAACCTTGATTGTATTTCTGAAAATAAAGAATTGATTATTACAGAGGGCGAAATAGATTGTTTGAGTTTTATTGAAAGCGGTTTTAAAAATGTGGTTTCAGTTCCAAACGGGGCAAACATAAATACTAATAATTTACAGTATGTAGATAATTGTATTGAATTGTTTGATAATATAGAAACTATTTACATAGCAACCGATAACGATATAGCGGGGCGAAAACTTAGATACGAACTGGCAGAGCGTTTTGGTATTGATAGATGCAAATATTTAGAGTTTGAAAGCTACAAAGATGCAAACGAGTTACTACAACACAAAGGCACTATCGGAATTACAGATTGTTTATTAAATGCAAAAGAATTTCCAATTGAGGGCGTTTTTACTATCCAGGATATTGATTTAGAAATAAACGATATGTACTCAAATGGTTTGGATAATGGAATAGATACTGGAATGCCAAACTTTGATAAGCTATTAAGATTTTCAAAAGGGTACATTACCACTATAACTGGAATACCAGGACACGGTAAAAGTGATTTTTTAGACCAAATAGCATTAAAGTTAAATATTAAACACGGTTGGAAGTTTGCTTTTTATAGCCCTGAGAATAAACCAACAAGGTTACATATTTCAAAACTTGCACGTAAGTTAATAGGTAAAAAATGGTTTGGGGAAAACAGAATTACATTTGATGAACTTACTCAAGTCAAAGAACATTTAAATAATAAGTTTTGGTTTATAAAACCCGAAAAGGATTTTACTTTAGATAGTATTTTAAAACACGTAAAACTATTAAAGAAAACAAAAGGAATTGATGCTTTTGTTATTGATGCCTGGAATAAATTAGAGCATAAGTACGGACAAAGTGAAACAAAATACATAGGGGAAAGCTTGGATAAATTAGCGGTTTTTTGTGAAGAAAATAATGTACATTGTTTTTTAGTTGCGCACCCTACTAAAATTGCAAAAGCCAAAGATACTGGTAAGTATGAAATTCCTAACCTTTATAATATTTCAGGTTCTGCAAACTTCTATAATAAAACCGATAATGGTATAACCGTTTACCGTGACTTTGAAGAAAACAATACAAAGGTTTATGTTCAAAAAGTAAAGTTTTCACATTGGGGCGAAATTGGTTTAGCTGAGTTTGATTATGATTTAGTAAGTGGTAGATATTTAACTAACTTTAACGATGTTAAAAGTTGGCTACAACAAAATAAACCTTTAGAAGTTGAAACATCGCCTTTTCCTATGATAGCTTTAGAAGATGTTAAAACTGTTTTTGATAATGATTTGCCTTGGGATAACGATAATAATTCAGACGTGCCATTTTAAATATGAAAAATAAAATATCACAACCTAACTTACCATTAGATACGCCTTTGCTTTTACGTGCTTGGAGCAAAATAACGTGGGAATGCTTTGAAAAGAGAATAACTTATAAGGAATGGTTGTCATTCAATAAGCATTCTAACTATGAATATCAAGTTTATCAAATTTAATTATGGAAGTAAAACAAAAGCCGTGTGACGGTATCGGAAAAGCCAAAGGATTTAAAGGATGCGGAAAGCCGACTTTAAAACGCACAAACGGACTTTGTGACAGTTGTCTATACGACTTCTACACCACAGACGAAAGAGGTAAAATAATATTTGCTAAACGAAAGATACAAGTAGTAAGTAAAAGAGAAAAAGCATTTAAAAGCGATTTAAGGCAGAAACTTAAAACAAATGCGGATTATGTAAAAGAATTACAAAAAGAGGTTAATACTATCGTTAGATTAATCGACAAAGGCACGCAATGTATTTCTACTTTAAAGCCTTTGAATGATAAGTATGATGCAGGTCATTTCTACAGTTGCGGAAGTAATCCAAGTTTAAGGTTTCACTTAGACAATATACACGCTCAAAGTGTTTACGCTAATCAATATTTAAGTGGCGACCAAATGAATTATTTAAATGGATTGGAAGCTGTTTACGGTAGTGATTATAAAAATCGAGTAATTGATTTAAAGCGAAAATATCCTATTCTTAAACTATCTATCGATGGGTTAAAAGAAAAAATAGTTATTGCAAAGGGAATTGTAAAGTGGCATAAAGAAAATATTGATTTCGTTAATTTATCTCCAAGAGAAAGGCTACATTATAGAGATGAATATAATAAAGCTATCGGAATTTATCCTTAGTCAAATCCCTTATTTAGAATCAATATAAACAACTTAAAAGTTTGGTAGTATCAAATAAGATACTTACATTTGTGTAATTAAAAGATAGAAATTATGACATATTTGCAACAAGAATTACAATTTTTAAGAGATGTATCTCATAATCAATTAGGTATTATTTTTAATTCAGAAGGAAAAGTTTTAACAAGAAAAGAAATGAAATATCACATTGATAGAGATGTTATTAATAAAATTAATTTTGCTATCAATGAATTACAAAAACAAAATTTGCCTACTGAAAAACTAAATCTAATTAAAAACCTATTAATTAATTAACATGGAAGAAATAGAAATATGTAACTTTGAATTAGTTAACGAAAAAGACTTTGTTAAATTAGCATCTGAATACCACAATTATTTAATTAATGTAGATAAGGCAAGAATTTTAAATTTAAAATATAATATCAATATATATTGGTGTTCATATAAAGAAGATGGAGAAGAATTTAATTCCTATTTAGCTGATTTGTCTTATGGTGAATACGAGAGTATAATAGGAACAAAAATGTTTAATGCAATTCAATCTGTTTTTAATAAATTATAAAATTATTTTAATATGTACAAAAAATTATTCACCCTATCCGCCCTATCCAACCACGAAATATGCAAGCGGTTAGATATAACCCATACAGTAAGGCAAAGATTTGAATCAAAGGGAACAAAGATAGATTTAGAAACTTTCGTTAGGTTTTCAAGACTTCTTGGAATACCCGACAAAGACGCAACAGAATTAGTAACAAGTGAAATAAGTAAGTTATGGAAGCGAGAGAGATAAAGTTTAGAGTTTGGAATTTTAAACTTAAAGAGATGTTTAGTTGGGAAAATATTGAGCGAGCTAAAGGAGAAAACATTTGGCTATGGATAAGTGTAAATAAAAAACAAGAAAATAATAGGTTAATGCAATTTACTGGGAAGAAGGATAAAAATGGTGTAGAGGTTTATGAGGGAGATATACTTGGTGGATATGGCAAAGACCATCCTCGTGGAGAATATATTTCTTTTGTTAAATGGAATAAAGAAAAAGCAGAGTGGTATTTAAACAAGGCTTGGATTGGCGGGCAAAGGAATTTATGGAGATGGGCAGGTGTGATGTGTGTAATTGGGAACATCTACGAAAACCCCGAACTTCTAACCACCCAAGAGTTAAACCAATTAAAAAAATAGATTATGAAGTTATCAAGCACTCAAATAGATGCATTAAATAAAAGCCCTTTATTTCTTTGTCAGCGTGAAACTGATTTAAATATAATGATTTGGGTTGATAATTATGCCACAAGAGATTTTAGACAGTCAACAATAGATTCTTTAATTGCAAAAGACTTATTAGAATTTAAAAAAGAGCTTAATGGTCAAGAAGACAGAACTAATGTTATTTTAACTGAAAAAGCAATAGAGTTAGGATATAAATCTAACCTCAAACAAAAATAAATCATGTCAACAATAGTAACAGATAATTCGAAAGTAAATGAGTTTTTACTTAAACAAAACGCCGAATTACTCGAAATGAATAATGAGTTGTTGGAAGCGTTGAAATACGCAAACGAAGCACTAAAAGCAGTAACATCATTTGGTGCAACAAAGCCAATAATTGCAAGAATAGAACAAC